CATCACACCCCAACAACCACACAATATCCTTGAGGCCACGCGCGACCAATCATGGTACGGCGACGCCACACCAGTCTTCAACCGCGCAAGCAACGACGACAAAGCTCACATTCCAATCACCACGGCCGAACGTCTCCGCGCAACGCGCATCTTTTCTTGCGGCCCGCTCTACCTTGTCGCCACAGAGTCCAAAACAACCGTGCACGTCCCGAAGGAAGTGATCGGGCGCGTTGCCGCGTCTGTGGTCGCCGGTGAGCATTCGCCCAACTTGTACCAATCGTGCGCGAAAATGTGCGAAACAGCAATATCCAAACTAAACATGCCACCTACCGACATGCCTCTCGCCGTGCTGTATTGCACCGTTGCCGCGTTCCACGAGGTGTTGCCTTATGAGATCGACCTGATGGACCGCGAGGTGCGACCACGCCTCGGCGAATACGCAGTGCACTCTAGGATGGTGCGGTCATTTATCTTTCCGTCATCGTGGAACCCAACCTGGTTTTTCCGTAGGCATCCATTGTTGTCCGTCGCTGTGGCGACATGCCTGTTCACAATTCTGCTGATGACGTTGTTCACGACAACTCCGGAAACAAGCAACCTACAGCCGTACCTCCCATTTCTACGCCTCACAAAAATCTGGCACAAAAACGAGTGGATGTTTCCGCCTCTGCCAAATCAGTTCGAACACGCTGCGGCCTGGGCGCGCGCAACGATTACATCACCTTTCAGGCTTGCAGCGAACATGTACTCCTACATCGAAGCGGAAGCGGCATCCTGGTGGGCTTGGGCAACAATCTCCGCACCCACGCTTTCACTCGCCGCCACATTCCACATGCCATGGTGGCATTCAGTGCCCGCGCCATATCAGCTCATGTACGCTCGCATTGTGTCACTTTACTCGGGCGATGACGTACCACCCGGGCCTCGAGTCAACTCAGACAAAGCCTGCGTCCCTTTGGCGTGCGAAGACAACATTGACTACGACAGATTCAAGAGAAACCGCGACGTTGGGAAACGCTCCATTGACTATTCCGCGCTGAAATATCCTCGCCTTGAACCAAACAAACACTCGTACAGCTACTGTTACGGGCCTGGATTTCGCGGCTACGCACCGCTGGTTTTCCTGTCCAATGCCTCGAACGAATTGACTGGCATCCTCAACAGGGTGATGATTCCTTACTCATATCGCGAGCGCACTCTCAGAGACGAGGCACGTTTCATCGATGATAACTTCGACAAACTCAACCCGGGCTGGCGCGAACATGCCCCGATAGATGCGACACCTTTTCCGGAGTGGGCC